GATATCGCGTGGCGCGGGTTCTGCGACAGGTACAGGGAGTCAAGGCCACCACGCAGGAGCGCGGTCTTAATTCGCTGCAGGTCGAAGGTAAGGTCCGCGACTGATGCGCCGATGTGCCGGTGCGTGTTAATGAACGGGACAATCGATGCCACCGGGATGCGGGAGGCGTCCTCACGGGACAGGATCTCGTTGCCTACCCTTATGACCTTCTGTAACTCGGCAATGCCGTCCTCGTCGTAGTCAAAGCGTATCCATATAGTCCTTGCCCTGACGACACGCATCGCAGGGTCAGGTCGTTCTGCCCTGCTCTCGTCCTCCGAGTAACGGGACCGGGCATCTTCTTCTTCGGTATCCTCGGCCCTGTCGTCACCGATATCGTCAGGTACGTCAAAACCCTCTGCCCGAAGGTCCGATATCGTTACGTCCTCGTAATACTCAAAGTAGTTGCAGTTCTCCGTGGTGAAGTCCGGTGTGTCCTCGCCCACCAGGCAGTTCTCTGGCGGCAAGACCTTGAACTGCAGCCTCTTGGTCGGTGTGTTCTTGCGGATGACTACGTCGTTCAGCATCCGGGGCGGTAACTGGATTACCTCGCCACTGACCGGGTCCTGGACCATTGCGCCCTCATCGTCCGGGTCAGGGTACGACTGCGCCTCAACAACCTCGGTGCCTTCATCCTCAAGGAGCAGCGCCACGGCCTCATCGGACTGACCATTGTAGGTCTGCTTCTCGGTCTTTACCTTTTCCTCTATGAACGCCATGCAGTAGGCGTTCTTGGTCAGCAACGCATCCTGGAACCATGTCAGCAAGGTCATAAACCAGTTGTTCTTTTGGGTTACGAGGTAGTTCAGATAATCTGACTCCTGCTCCGCCAGTTCTTCATCTTCTGGTCCGGTCGGGGCAAACGCCACCACGTTATCGCCATTGGCGAAAATCCTCGTGAGGCTGGGCAAGATCCACTGGATCGTTTCAAACACGGTCCAATCAACTACCTGTGACCGGCCCTCGTCTGCGGGCTCAATATTCTTGCCCGCAAAGGCATCAATGGCTAGCGCTCTCTCGGAGGAAAGATCTCCTGACCTGTCTCCACCGAGCGCAGTTGCCTCTGCCGCGTCAATAGCAGCATTAAGTTTTATTTGATCTGGCATTTGTAAAAAGCCCTAGTTGTCCTTTGTTTTGTCCCTTGTCAGAACGTCGAGCATGTCCTGGTCAGGAACCAGCGTGACCTCAAGACCCTCAATGATTTCATTGCCATACTGCGCGGCGGCGTCTTCCCACTCCTGCACCCATGCCTCCAGCAAGGCGATCCGTGTCTCCATCGCTTCCATCTTGCTTGTGCATGAGCATGTAGAGCAGCCCGTTTCGTTTTGCATATCGCTCACACGATTCCCCGGTTTGAATACTTGATCGGCTTTCTTTCCTGCGTCTGGTTGTGCAGTTCCTTCTCGACCACCGCTATGTACCGGAACATGTCCGCGCCGTGCGTGTTCTCGTCCTTCTTAGGCATCATCGGCTCGTCGGTAGTCGGAGAGATGACCCGTGCGTACCGTCTTAGCCGATTAAAAAGCGGGGTACAGTTCTGCTTGTCAAAGTAGACCCGTGGGAACATCTGCCGCGCGGCCTCAATTCCGGCCTTGATTCCAATGTCCGGTACACCTTTAGGATCCGTCTTAAGGCCAAGCTTTGGCAGTAGCTCTATGGGCGACAGTCCGGTCTGCGGGTTCCTGGCCTTACCGTCATGCGGGAGCCATGCAGCGCGTGGGTTGATCTCAAGCTTCTTCCCGTATGGCTTGGCGAGCAGTTCGTTGACGTAGCTGTCATACGTCCTGTGACTGTCCTCGATGTAGTCAATGACCCGCACACTTGATGCAGCAGTCTGAACCACACCGATAGCCATCTTGTCGTTCCAACCCAAATCCCACACCGTGTAAACTTGCAGCTTCGGGTCGTAAGGAACGGCGCACAGCCTCCCGGATGACAGCGTCTCCCTTACCTCATCGACAAAGATCGCACCGTCAACAGCGGGCTTGCACTTACCGCTCCAGATATTGTCGTACTCTTCCTGCCGCCTGGCTCCCTTCTCTACCGCCCGAAGAAAGGTCTTACGCTCTTCCTCAAGGATGTCAGGGAACCACGGGTTGTTGTGGTAGCTGCACTCGAGCAACAGGCAATTGTCAGGCGGGCTTTCGATAAACCGCTGGTACACCTCGTCGGTGTCAAGGTCCGGGTTCAGCGTGAAAAGAATCTCAGAGTTGGCCTTGCGTATGGTCGGCAAGAGGATGTCTATGCTCCTCCTGGTAAACCCTGCGGCCTCTTCGCCCCAGAACTTATCGTAGCCCTCAAAAGACTTGATCGTTTCCGCTGTCAGGTTCGACAGGCCCGTGAAAGCAAACTTGGTGCCGTTCTTCCCCCGGATCTCTGTCTGCAGTACCTCGTAGAAACCCTCAAGGCCTAACAGGCTTATCTGGTCCGCTAGAAGCTGGTGGACAGAGTCCTTGATCGACTTCTGCACCTCGCGGCCACAAAGAATACGCAACGGCTCCTGGAACCCTGATATCAACAGGTAACGCGCAACCGTCCAACTCTTAACACCGCCCCTGCCGCCATACAGAATTTTGTACCTGTACGGCTTCCAAATCTCTCTTACGTGGTCAGCAAACTCCCACTCAGGCTCAATCGTCTCTGCTAACAAAGGTCACTTTCCCTGATAGTGGAATGGCGTCACCGTCCGGCCCGCTCAGTTCCATGAGCTTGGGCATAAGCTTCCCTATCACGTTAAGGTACTGCGCTGGCTGCTCTGCCCTGACCTGCTCAATCGCGGCTATACCAGCCTCACTGAAGTCATCGGCTAGCGCCTTGATAAATGCCTCAGACAGCTTGTTGCGCGATCCTTTAGGCCGTCCGCCACCAGGATTGCCCGGTTTAAATTGTGTGTCACTACTTGGCATCCGTTATCTGCCCGTTATGATTCGGATTAACTGCGCCTTTCTTTTTGAGGTCGGCGGCTTTCTTGAGGCTCCGGTTGTAATCCCCGAAGATTCGCTCCCATGACGAGGCGAACTCCTCAAGGTCGACCTTTGCAGGTCGTCTGTGGCTTCCTTTACCCATCTCTACATCAACAAAGCAATCAACGCTTCCTCGTCCTCTTCCTCGTCCCTGATCCTTGCCTGCAGTAGCTGCGATATCTCCCTGTCCCTATCAATCCTCTGTTGAGCCTTCCTGTAGATCCACTCAACCGCTTGCTGAGTTTTCTTAACATCCCGGCGAAGAACTTTAGACTTGGTTTCCTTGCCACTGATTAGCTTGACGCTAATTCGTGGGATGTCCTTGACCGGCTCCGTTAACTGCGTGGCAGCATCTTCAGCGACCTCCCGTGCCTGCTCCAGTACAGCCTGGGCATCGGCAACAGAGGCGACCTCAATGAACTGGTTGTCAATCTCTACGATGTAACGCTTGCGCTTTTGCCTGCCCTTAGACTTAGCGGGGGTTTCCTCGGCGTCGGCTTCCTCTTCCGCTAACGTTGCCTGATGTGTGGCAATCGTTAACTCAGCGAGGCTGGTCGCTACATCGACATCAACCGCAATTCTGGCCTGCCGCTCTGCGAGCGTTAACGCACTGGTACTGGCGCTGACGTTAACATCAACCGCGATACTCGCCTGTTGCTCTGCAAGCGTCAGGGCTTCGACGTTGGTCGTTACGTTGACATCGTTTGCGATTGACGCTTGTTGTTCTGCCAGCGTTAACGATGCCCTGCTGGCCTGGACGTCAACGTCAAGCGCGACACTGGCCTGCGGCGTGGCAACAGATAGCGTCTCGGTGGACGCTGATACATTTACATTGTTGACCAGTTCCCACGTAAACGCGGCAATCGTGTTCTCATCGACCCCGCCATTACCCGGACTGTCGTTGTCCATGACCACCAGGTCAAGGTCAAGATCCGTGTTATGCGCGTGAGAACTTTTCTGGCCCCACAGCAGCAGGGCGCACTCGTCTGCACCATCGTGCTGCCCCTGTTCCGGGGCTGAATTCGCAGACGCATTGGTCTCGCCAATTATTTGAGTGCCACCCTGATCGATGGCATTCATCATCCGGGCTTGGGTTGAGGCGACATCCCAGGTCAGGTGAGAAAAGATGGCCCAGTCCCGCGCAGAGCCGGTACTACTCGTATGGCTTAGTGTATCGACGGTAAAATTGGTATCGTGCGAGGAGATATTTGTAGTGCTGACACCCTTCGCTTTTTGTTTGAACGCATGATCTTGAAAAGCGTTCATGTCAATCGCAAAGATTCGACTGTTCAGAAGATCTGGATTAGTGCCCTCTGAAGAATATTCAACCGCCGCCGTGACACTATCACCGCTCACCGTGTACGCCGTCATGGTGAGCATACAACTTACTTCGGTGGTATCGCGGGCTTCGTAGCGCGTGAACGCTTTGTTGTTGCCGTCGACATCGATCTGGAACTCCACAGCATCGGAATTGCTGTTCATGTCCCAGCGCGTAAAGGCAAAGATCAGCCAGTCGCCCTCGCCAAGCGTTACCGAAGCGCCAGTCTCTGTGGAGGTTGAAATACTCGTATCGTCGGTATCAACCTCCGCGTACTTCCACTGGTCGGTGGTCAGATCGTCCAGGTCGATCATGCACAGCCAAGAGCCAGTAACATTACTGGACTCCGAGCCGTCGGATTTCATCTGGATTTCGTAATCGTTAGGCGATGAGGCCGTCGTTACTTTGTCTAGAAATCCAAAGTGAACGCCGCTTGCACCACCGTTGCGTCTGGACTCCGCTCGCTGCTCACTATTGCCCAGCGCACCGACACCGTTCTCGGTGACGTTCATGTAGATCTGATTGTTACTCGTGCTAGACCCACCGTGCAGGGCATGAGCTAAGAGTATGTAATTCGTACTCCCGTCCAGGGACGATCCCTGAATTTCATGCTCTCCAGCCGAACCAACATGCGTAAACGATGTTGAGGTCGTCGTATCGATCGAGTTTGTTTCAACTATTGCGTGTCCAATCTCTGCCATCAGATTAGATCCACAACATTGTTACTGTTAACACAGACTGCATTGCACAGTCTTTCTTACGAGATAGTGAAGATACCTGATGCGTTCCAGGTAATGGTCAATGACCCGGCCTGCATGTTCACTGGCCCGCCCAAATCAACAAAAGCTATTCCCTTGTCTGCAGATGTGTCGTTATAAATCAAGGCCCAATAACAATCTTGGTCATTTGAAGCATGGGCTGCCCACGTGGGATTTGTTGAAGAGTCAAAGGTCAGCGTCCCGCCACTCTCTGTCGAGAGCGCATCCCACCCGCCAATACTTGTGCCTCCGGCGGTGTACGTCCCACTGGTGCCTACCTGCGTAAAGTCACTCAGCGCGGGCGTTGCAAAGGACGCGGTGGGCGTGGTGGTGTTGTCAAGGAGCGCCACCTTGATGTCATCGCTCGCACCGAATCCGCTAAAGAACGCGAAATCCAACGCTTCCTCAAAAAAAGTGATATCACCGGTCGCCATGCTTTTTGATCCTCTGTTCTACCTGAGCGTCGATGGGGTCAACGTTGACTTGGCGCGGCACATATCTTTGCCTTGCCTTGAACTCGACAACTCTGCTCTGTGTCTGTTGTGGTACATACTTGGGTTTCAGCTTTAGCTCTTGCTGTGGCTGAGTAACGGTTTGCGGGACAAACCGATTCCTTAATTTAATCTCTTGGCTTTGCGGCTCTGGCTCACCCTGAACCGTTCCCCTCTTTCTGAGAAAAGCCGTCTGCTCGTCATCGATTGGACGGTCATTGAGGACAACCGGGACTTGTTCAGGTGACTGAGGTTGCTCCTCATCGATAAACCTGATGATTGGCGCACCGCGTTTTTTAGGAGTTGGCAGTGTGCCAAACCCTGTAAACGCCTCGGCACCATCAAGCGTGATCGTCACGCTGACACCCTCAAGGTGTTCGCCCTGACCTGCAGCCGAAGCGCCTGACAGCGTTACCGATGAGTCGCCAACGCTTTTCGCCTGGAATGTCTTAGGTTGCTGCGAGAATCCCAGCGGGGAC